TTTACAGACATAGAAGAAGCAATTGGCGTAAAAATAGAGAAGTTGTAAAGGAGGAGTAAAATGGTTTCGTATGAGTCTATCAATAGCAGATTGGGTTTTGATTTTGTGGAAAAATTTGATGAATACTGGAATGCTCTAGTGAACAGTGAAAATGAAAATGATAATGACCATGATCTTTGTCCTTTAAAGTTTCTCACATGGGAAGAACGTGAATTTGTGGAGAATGACTTTAAGAAGAAATTCTCTAATGGCCAGTAATAGATATTGTAATATATAATATGCCGAATGGCAAAAGGCGAATATTTAGTTAAATGAAAATCAAAGCACCTGAACAAGGGTGCTTTTTTATTGCCCTAAGCATGGCATAAAACCGCTTGTACGATTACACTGGCCAAGTGAATAAATTGGCAATCCTAAGAACCGGAACAGACCGGAATAAAAAAGATCGAGGAGAAGAAACATGTTGGAATGGTTACAAACAATTCTTGAGGGTGCAAAGGTTGAAGATGGAAAGCTTGATGTAACAGCGGTCATGAACGCAGTGAAGTCAGAATTTCCTAAAAATGCTGTACCTAAAACAGAATTCAATGACAAGGTAAAGGAACTTAAAGCGGCTGAAGGCACTATTGAGGAACTGAAAAAGAATGCCGGGGATAATACAGAGCTTACAGAAAAGATTAAGAACTATGAAGAGCAAATAAGGACTATGCAGACGGAAGCAGCTAATACTGCCAAGAGCTATGCACTGAAAGCAAAACTTGCAGAAGCAGGTGCTTTGGACTCTGATTACTTAATCTATAAGCAGGGTGGACTTGATAAGTTTAACTTTGATAAAGACGGTAATCCTATCGGCATTGATGATGTACTTAAACCTTTAAGAGAATCCTTACCGCATCTTTTCAAAACAGAGAACAAGCCGAATGGGTATAATCCTGCCGGTGGTAGTGATTCAGGCGGTATAGTCAATCCTTGGAAAAAGGAAAGCTTTAACATGACTGAGCAAGGAAAGATTTTGAAGAACGATCCTGTGCAGGCAAAACAGTTGGCATCTGCAGCAGGGATAACATTAAACATTTAAGAGAGGAATTAAATTATTATGGCAAACGGAACAACTTTATCGGATGTTATTGTACCTACACTATTTAACCCTTATGTGGTTAACAGAACAATGGCTTTATCAGCGCTTTTTCAATCAGGTATTGCAGTTAATAATGCTGAATTTGATGCACTTGCGTCTGAGGCGGCACCTATACACAATATGCCATTCTTTGAGGATCTGACCGGAGCGTCTGAGGATGTAATTGAGGGGCAGGACCTTACAGCAAAGAAAATCACATCAAAGAATGATGTATCTACTACTATTAGAAAGGCCAATATGTGGTCTGCAACAGATTTATCTGCTGCATTGTCCGGAGTAGATCCTATGGCCGCTATTGGAGACCTTGTAGCGGGATACTGGGCAAGAGAGAATCAGAGAATATTGATTAAGATTTTGTCAGGTGTTTTTGGCTCTTGGGTAAATGGAGGTACTACAGAAGTGCCTTTAAAGGATCATATTCTTGACATTACCACCGCATCAAGTGCTGCGGCAAAGAACATTTCCGCTTCAGCCTTCATTGATGCTTGTCAGCTTTTAGGAGATGCACAGGGACAGCTTACAGCGGTAGCTATGCATAGCGCAACAAAAGCCTTTTTGAAGAAGCAGAACCTCATACAGACTGAAAGAGACAGCACGGATGTAGAGTTTGAGGTATATCAGGGAAGAAGGGTAATTGTAGATGACGGATGTCCTGTTGATAGCGGTACATACACAACTTATTTGTTTGGCCAGGGAGCTATAGCATACGGAAATGGTTCTCCTGTGGGCTTTGTTCCTACTGAGGTTGATAGAGATAAGAAGAAGGGATCAGGAGTTGATTACTTGATCAACAGAAAGACATTTATTATGCATCCAAGAGGCATTGCATGGCAGAACCTCGCAAGAGCAAATCAGGAGACGCCTACAGAAGCAGAGCTTGCAAATGCAAAGAACTGGAAGATGGTATACGAGCCAAAGCAGATCAGAATTGTAGCATTCAAGCACAAGATAGGATAGTCAAAAAAGGAGGACCGTATGGTATTAGAAGATCTGATTCGTTTGATAGGCTTACGGTTACAAATGTTTGGGTATATCGTCACAGAGGGAGACAACTCTACAATAGAGTATCAAGCTGAAAAGGCTGCACAATATGTTTGCAATTATTGCAATTTTAAAAAGTGCCCGGATGATATTCCGGGTGCTTTGAAATTTGTGACAGTTGATTATGCCATCGGTGAATTTTTAGAACATAAAAAGACATTTGCTCCGAACGCACTTTCCATGCTTAATCTTGATATAGCTGTGAAGCAAATAAAAGCTGGCGATATGGATACTACATTTGCTGTAGGTGAAGGCTCAAAAACGCATGAGCAGAGACTTGATGCATTTATCAATTATCTTAAGTCATATGGTAAAACTGAACTTATGAGACATAGGAGAATTAAATGGTAGGTGTATTGGAGCGAGCAAGAGCTTTGGCCAGAAAAGCTATGGAAGACATTTATTTTACAGAAAAATGTGATGTTATTGAGATGCAAAGTGTTCGTAATGAACGAACTAAAATAACAAAGGCTTTAGAAGTAAAAGTGCTTGAAAATCAACCATGTAAAGTTTCGTATGGAAGTTTAAACACCGTTGGACAGACAGGAACAGGAGCAACCAATAGGCAAACAGTTAAACTTTTTATTTCACCTAATGTAATGATTAAGCCTGGATCTAAAGTAGTTGTAGGCCGGAATGCTTATAAAGCGAGTGGAGTACCTGCAGTATATACTGATACACATCAAGAAATTATGCTTGATATGTTTGACAGGTGGGCATAATGGGGAACTTAGGTGGATTTAATGCGAATCAATTAAGACGCTTTCAGAGAAAGTTGAATGAAATAAAGCCTGAGGACGTATCGGGATTTATAGATGCTTGTGCAAAGGAGTTAGCAGCAAGGCTTTTGGCTACCGTTATCAAGCGAACACCCGTAGGCGACTACTCAAAAGAGGTTGAAGTTGTTGCAAAGAGGGATTCAAAGAATCATAAAAAAGGTGACAAATACACAAAGAGAGTAAATCCTTCAGGAAAAGTTGGAGGAACACTTAGAAGAGGATGGACTGCAAAGACACATGAAGAGGCAGCAGGCGGAAGTGGTAGGGCAGATGCAAAAGCTTATGCGGAATCACTAACAGTGAATCACTTTGGAGATATGGTTGTTATTGAAATCATAAATCCGGTTGAATATGCCAGTTATGTTGAATATGGCCACAGAACTAGAAATCATACAGGATGGGTTCCTGGAAGATTTATGATGACTATTTCAGTGCAGGAGATTCAAAATATCGCTCCTGATGTTCTTGAGAATAAGGTCAGAAGATTTTTAGGAGGCTATATGAGATGATTAATTCAATTATTGAGGGCATCAGCATTGCGATAAATACTGAATTTGAAGACGGATATGCCATTTATACAGAGAGTGTAGAGCAAGGTTTAAAAGAACCTTGCTTTTTTATATCTTGTCTCAATCCAACGAGTAAAGTGTTTCTTGGAGAAAGGTATTTCAGAACAAATCAAATGTGCATACAATACATTCCTACAAATGCAAGTGCAGAAAAAGAAGAGTGTAATGCTGTTGTAGAAAGGCTTTTTAATTGTCTTGAATACATCACAGTGGGTGAAGACCTGATTAGAGGCTCGAAGATGAGTTCTGAAATAGTTGACGGAGTTTTAAATTTCTTTGTGAACTACAACCTATTTACATTGAGGCTGAAGAATAAGGATGATGCCATGAATGAAGTGTTAAGGAATGTTGCAGTGAAAGGGCAAGGTGAATAATGGATATTGAAAAAGAAACAAAAAAAGGCGCTATTGAGCAGCCAAAGTTTACAAAAGAACAATTGCTTGATAGTGACAGATTCAGAGACAGAATAGATTTAGTTTCGACTATTCTTTCTGATGCTGAAGAATACACAATTGAATTTGTAGAAGAGCAAATTGAGAAATATATGAAAGGACAGGTAATATAATATGGCTTTAGGTGGTGGTACTTTTGTTAATCAAAAGAAAGAATTGCCCGGTGCATATATAAACTTTGTTTCAGCGAATTCCGCTTCTGCTAACCTATCTGAGAGAGGTATTGCAACAATGCCGCTTGAACTTGATTGGGGTATAGACGGAGAGGTATTTGAAGTGAACAATGGGGATTTTCATGAGGAGTCTTTGAAAATCTTTGGGTATGAGTATACACATGAAAAGATGAAGGGGTTACGTGATCTCTTCTTAAATACCAAGACACTTTATGCTTACAAGCTTACATCAGGCGGAGTAAAAGCAGGTAATGCATTGGCTGAGGCCGTTTGCAGCGGCGTTCGTGGAAACGACATCAAGATATCAATTCAGAAGAACGCTGATGATCAGTCTAAGTTTGATGTAAAGACAATAGTTGACACAACGGTTGTAGACAGTCAGACAGTAGCGGCAGTTGGAGACTTGGTTGCAAATGATTTTGTCAAGTTTAAGAGTGGAGCTACACTTGCTGTAACTGCTGCAACACCACTTACCGGTGGCACTAACGGTGCTGTAAGTGGTACATCTTATCAAAAGTATTTGGATAAGATTGAAGCGTATTCATATAACACAATGGGTGTTGTAGTAAAGGACGATACTACCAGGGGAATGTTTAATTCCTTTGTAAAACGTCTTCGTGAGGAGATGGGTGTTAAGTTTCAGCTTGTGCTTTATGGTTATCCTTCAGCAGATTATTACGGAACAACAAGCGTAAAGAACAAGGTACTTGATACAGGATGGAGTGAGGCTTCATTAGTGTATTGGGTGACAGGCATATCTGCAGGTTGCGAGGTAAATAGATCAAATCAGAACAAGAAGTATAACGGAGAGTTCAATGTTGATACCGGATATACACAAAATGAGTTGAGAAAGGCCATTAAGGCAGGTGAATTTGTACTGCATAAAGTTGGCTCAGATGTGCGTGTTCTTGAGGATATTAACACCTTGGTGACAACATCAGAGGAGCACGGAAATGTGTTTAAGGATAATCAGACAATAAGAGTGATTGATCAGATTGCTAATGATATTGCAGTTCTCTTCAACACAAAATATCTTGGAGCTGTACCGAATGATGCAGCAGGCAGAACATCCTTATGGTCTGACATTGTAAAACATCATGAGCAACTTGAAGAAATCAGGGCAATTGAGAACTTCTCTGACTCAGATGTTGTAATAACACCGGGAAGCACAAAGAAATCAGTTGTCGTAACAGATGCAGTCACGGTAGTAAATGCCATGTCAAAGCTTTTTATGACTGTGACTGTTGCTTAAGGAAGGAGTATAGATGTCTAATATAACAATGAAAGCGAAGGATACACTTTGCGCATCTCTTGCAGAATGTTTCGTTACAATAGGGACACGTAGATATAACTTTATGCAGGCGATTAAGTTCGAAGCAAAGTTTGACAAGACTAAAAAGGAAATTCCAATCCTTGGAAAAACCGGAAAGGGAAATAAGACCACAGGGTGGAAGGGAACTGGTTCAGCAACATTCCACTACAATACATCCATATTCAGAAAGTTAATGGCTCAATACAAGGACACAGGTGAGGATATTTATTTTGATATACAGATAACAAATGAAGATCCCACTTCAAAGGCAGGTCGCCAGACAGTAATATTTGTAGACTGTAATATTGATGGTGGGGTGCTTTCCAAGTTTGATGCAGACGGTGAGTATCTTGATGAGGACATGGACTTCACATTTGAAGATTTCAAGATGCCTGAGGAGTTTAAAGCCTTAGACGGATTCCTTACAAATTAGAATATAAAGTAGTCAACCCCTCATGTATGGCAATAGTCATTTATGAGGGGTTTATGTATAAACAAAAACAGAAAGGCAGATATAACAATGTCAAAATTTAGTAAATTTATGAAGGCTAACAAGGTTGTGAAAGAGAATGCGACACACCCTGTTACTAAATCTCTTTGTGATGAAAACGGTAAACCACTTGAATGGGAGTTCAGACATATAACATCAAAAGAGAATGAAGAGATAAGAGAGAGTTGTACTATAGAAGTTCCAATTACCGGAAAGCCTAATGTTTATCGACAGAAGCTTAAGACAAGCCTTTATATACAAAGAATGCTTGTTGCTTCAATTGTTTCGCCTGACCTTTATGATGCAGAGCTTCAGGATAGTTACGGTGTAAGCACGCCTGAGGAACTGCTTATGGCCTTAGTAGACGATCCGGGTGAGTATAATGACCTTGCTGCTTATGTTCAAAACTTCCAGGGCTTCAATGTTTCATTTGAAGATAAGGTAGAAGAAGCAAAAAACTAATAGAAGAAGGGGATTGGGAAGCTAATCATGCTTACTATGCCCTTCTTAAATTACATATATTGCCTTCCACTTTCCTCGCAATGGATGAACAAGAAAAAGCCTTTGTTGTAGCGGCAATAAGGTTGAAGATTCAAAACGACAAGGAAAAAGAGAAAGAAACAAAAAGAAAAATGAGCAGGAAAGGGGGATAAATAATGGCAACGATTCAAACAGCTATAGAATTACAGGATAATTTTACAAGTGTTTTGTATCAAGTTATTAATTCGGTCAACATGAGTATCTCTGCAATGGAGGAACTTCATAGTACAATGAATTCGACAGTGGATACCACTTCTATTGAGGCCGCAAGAGATTCTATAAATCAGGCCACTACGGCAGTACATGAATTAGATTCTGCCATGCAGAGTGTAAATGACAACACAATATCAGCAACACCCCCTTCAACACCTCCTGAAGCTCCGGAGCCACAACAGGTTCAGTGGCAATCATATAACGGTCCTGAAGTGTTTACCACTACAGGAGTGGAAAGATTTCAGCAAGAAGTACAAAGTGCAAATGCTATGTTAAGCACCTTGAATTCAACACAAACCCAAATTGCTAATACAGCAGCAGGAATGAGCATATTACCTTCTAATGCAATTAGTGATATAAACGGAATGGGAAATAGATTGCAGGCCATACAGGAACGAATACAGCAAATAGAAAGCAATCCAATGAACGTGGGTACTGCAGGAGCAAATGCAGGACTTGAACAATTACGTAGTCAGTTAAACCAAGCTATGGTTGAGCAAGAAAACTTAAACAGAGCTATGGCCAATATGGATGTATCTTCTGCTAATGATTCATATATAAGGTTAATGCAAACCGTAGGTGAGACTGAGCGATATATCAGAGATAATACAGATGAGCAAGGACAGTTTAACAGGGCAATCAATGAGGGCGCAACGAGTGCCGATAATTTGATGAACTCTATAAAAGGAATGGTTATGGCGTATGCTACCATACAAACGGGTAAAGCTATCTTAGGGTTATCTGATACTTTGACTTCAACAACGGCAAGGCTCGATATGATGAATGATGGTTTGCAGACTACAGAAGAAATGCAGAATATGATATTCCAATCTGCTGAGAGGGCGAGAGGACAGTATCAGAAAACTGCAGATGCTGTATCGAAGCTTGGAACTTTAGCCGGGAATGCATTTGATAGCTCTGCAGAAGTTGTTGGGTTTATGGAACAAGTAAACAAACAGTTTGCTATCGCAGGAACTTCAGCTCAAGGTGTCAATGCAGCTATGCTACAGCTTACTCAAGCAATGGGATCAGGTATACTTCGTGGCCAAGAATTCAATGCAGTATTCCAACAGGCCCCTAACATTATGCATTCTATAGCAGATTATATGGGAGTGCCTATAGGTAAATTAAAAGATATGGCCGCAGAGGGCAGAATTACAGCTGATATTGTAAAGGCTGCGGTGTTTGCCGCTGCTGATGAAACGAATGCCAAGTTTGAAAAAATGCCTAAGACATTTGAACAAATTTGGGCATCGTTTTCAAACCATGCATTAAGAGCGTTTGAACCGGTACTACAGAGGCTTAATACATTAGCAAATAGTGAAGGATTTCAAGCATTTGTAAATGGTGCAATAGAAGCAATGGCAATGGTTGCAAATGTAGTGCTTACTATCTTTGGCTTAATAGGGCAGGTTGCTTCTTTCGCTGCAGATAATTGGTCATGGCTGGCACCTATTATTTATGGCGCAACAGCAGCACTTGTTGCTTACTACACAGCCTTAGGAATCTACAACGCTATTCAGCTTATAAGCAATGGAATTAAAGCGGTAGCTTCATTCATGGGAAGCGTTCATGCAGCAGCTCTTGCAATGGAATCCGGGGCAACTTTTACAGCAACAGTGGCTCAACATGGTTTTAATGCAGCTTTATACGCATGTCCTTTAACATGGATTATTATGCTCATTATTGCTTTAATAGCAATAATATTTGCCGTTTGTAATGCAATAGCAAAAATGACGGGGATTGCAAATACAGGATTTGGAGTAATGACCGGTGGCATTAATGTTGTAATACAGTTCTTTAAGAATTTAGGCTTTACAGCAGCAAATATTGCTATAGGGATAGGAAACGCTATTGGAGCGCTTGCTTCAAACATGATGGCAGCATTTAGCAATGCAATATCAGGTATTCAATCATGGTTTTATGACTTGTTATCTACTGCATTATCTGTAGTTGCAGGTATTTGTGAAGCTTTAAATAATCTACCTTTTGTTGAGTTTGATTTTTCGGGTATAAGTAGTGCAGCTGATGATTATGCAGCGAAAGCAAGTGCAGCTGCAGGGAACAAGCAAAGCTATACAAGTGTATCAGATGCGTTTAATAGTGGAATGTCAACATTTGACACATTCAAGGATGGATGGGCTTCAGATGCCTTCAGTGCAGGTGCAAGCTGGGGTGATGGAGTTATGGACAAGGTGACAGGAATGCTTAAGGGAGTACTCAATCCTGAAATTCCGAGTATGGGAGATCCATTGGGAGGAATTGGTAATATACCTGAGTTGGGGGATATTGCAGGAAGTGCAGCTGATACGGCAGGAAATACAGGAGCTATAAAAGATGCAATGGATATCACGGAAGAGGATCTAAAGTATCTTCGTGATATTGCTGAGCAGGAAACAATAAATAGATTTACAACAGCGGAAATCAACATTGAGCAGACAAACAATAACCACATTTCAAACAATGGTGACCTTGACGGAGTACTGTCAGGTCTTACAGATGCAGTATATGAAGCGGTAGATATAATAGCGGAGGGAGCACATTAAGATGGGAAAAACAGGATATGATTTTTATCTGAATAAATGCTTGTTGCCTATTGCTCCGGATAAGCTTCAAATCAAGATAAACAATGCAAATTCAAAGGTTACTTTGATTGATGAAGGACAAGTCAATATACTTAAAAAGGCGGAGTTAACCGATATTGAATTTGATTGCATTATACCCCAAGTTAAATATCCTTTTGCAAGTTACAAAGGAGGATTTAAGGGAGCTTCTTACTTCCTTGATTATTTTGAAGAATTAAAAGCAAGTAGGAAGCCTTTTCAATTCATTGTGTCTCGTGTAATGCCGAGTGGCAAGGTACTATTCTCAACCAATATAAAAGTGTCACTTGAAGAATATAAGATAACGGAACAGGCAAGTGAGGGTTTCGATATAGGGGTAAAGTTTAAGCTTAAGCAATACAAGGAGTATGGCACAAAAACAGTAAGTATTAAATCTTCAGAAAGTTCGAGTGATGAAGCGCCAAAAGCAACTGTAGAAGAACCTAGATCAACAGAGAATGCACCTAAAGGAGAGTATAAAGTGGGCGACATTGTAAATTATCATGGTGGAACTCACTTTTACACTTCTTATGAGGGCGCAAAAGGTTATCCGGCAAGGGCAGGTAAAGCAAGAATAACTATTGCAAATGGTAAGGGCAAGGCGCATCCATGGCACTTAATCCATGTTGATTCAACTTCAAATGTATACGGTTGGGTTGATGAGGGAACTTTTGATTAAAGGAGCATAGATGGATATAGAACTTTTGATATCAGATCCTTCAGGTAATAAGCTGTATATGCCGGTTGTTGAAGAAGGTATTGAGTGGAGCACTGAAAGAAGAAGTACTCCGGGTAAATTAACTTTTAAGATAATAAATGATGGTATTATTGATTTTGAAGAAGGTAGCAGGGTTAGATTAAAGGTTGATGGGAAAGAGGTATTCTATGGTTTTGTATTCACAAAGAGACGTGATAAAAATCAAATTATATCTGTAACAGCCTATGATCAGCTTAGGTATCTAAATAATAAAGATACATATGTATATGAGAATAAGACAGTCACTGAATTCATTCAGATGATAGCGACAGACTTTAACTTAAAAACAGGTACTTTGGAAGATACAAAGTTTAAAATTGCTTCCAGAGTAGAAGATAATACATCCTTATTTGATATGATTGAAAATGCTTTGGATTTAACATTGCAAAACACAAAAGAAATGTTTGTAATGTTTGATGAATTTGGCAAGATTACACTTAAAAACATTGCATCCATGCGTGTAGGTGAAGAAAGCGCATATCTATTAATTGATGAAGAAACAGGAGAAAACTTTGAATATTCATCAAGCATAGATTCCGATGTGTACAACAAAATAAAGTTATCATATGACAATGAAGATACAGGAAAAAGAGATATCTATATTGCTCAAGATGGTACGCATATGAATGAATGGGGAGTTCTGCAGTATTTTGATACGCTCTCTAAAGGTGAGAACGGACAAGCAAAGGCAGATGCTCTTTTAAAGCTTTACAACAAGAAGAGCAGAAATTTAAAAATAACAAATGCAATAGGGGATACAAGGGTAAGGGCAGGAAGCCTTGTTGTTGTATCTCTTGCATTAGGTGATGTTAATTTAAAGAACTTTATGTTGGTAGAAAAGGTTAGACATACATTTAAGTTGGACCAGCATGTAATGGATTTGACACTTAGAGGAGGTGAGTTTGTTGGCTGACGCAGTTGAGTTTGTAAAACTTGTTAAAAAAGCTGCTGTTGAGGCATATGAAGCCACAAAGCCGGTACAAGTCTGTTTTGGGAAAGTAATAAAAGCCTCACCACTTGAGATTATAGTAGATCAGAAACTGACTCTTGGTAAATCTCAGCTTGTACTTGCAAGAGAAGTTACTGATTATACAACAGAGGTTACTGTTGACGGTGAAAAGAAGAAGATAACTATTCACAATGGGTTGGTTGTGGGTAATGAGGTTATTCTTTTAAGGCAGCAGGATGGACAAAAATATATAGTGGTGGATAGAACAGGATGATACCTTCAGATAAAGGCTTTTTAAGTCAAAATTTTGAGATAGAAGAAATACCAACCTACACATATAAAATGAAATCTGACAGCAACAGAATACAAGGACATACAGACAGCTTGGATGCAATGAAACAGGCTATCTTTAAGATTTTATCAACAGAAAGGTATCAACATCAGATGTATTCTTGGAATTATGGAGTTGAGCTGTTGGATTTGTACGGAGAACCCGTATCATATGTATGTCCTGAGTTGGAGCGTAGAATTACAGAGGCTCTTACATGGGATAAAAGAATCAAGAGTGTTGATAATTTTGAATTTGACACATCAGAAAAAGGCGAGATACGTGTAAG